AAGTACCTGTATTTCAACGTCCCGCCATCGTTGGTGCTTAGAGATATCGAGCGTGCGGGTATTGCCGACATAGCAATCTTTGACGCAGGCGGAAACCGTATAGACTATGCCGTTGTCACGCCAGCTCCAATTGGTGACGGCGAAATAGTATCCGTCAAAATGAACACGACGTTCATAAATGAATATGAGGAGTGGATGTAGCCATGAAATACACGATATTCGGGTTCAGCCAAGAGCAAGTCCTTAATCTGTGCGACGAGCACCAATCAATAGACGAACGCGACCTCATGATTCTGCGATGGATTATGGACTTCTACTTTGGCGGCATGGAGAAGCTTGTGATAGATGGGGTCGAGTATGGATGGGTCAACTATTCATACGTATGCGACGAGCTGCCGATTATGCACCTAAACCCCGAAGCCGTAAGGCGCAGGCTCAAGAAGCTGGTGAAGTTCGGCCTGCTATATCATCAAAAAGTAAAGAATAGCGAAGTTGGCACCCGTGCGTATTACCGCCCAACCGAACAGGCCGTACAACTTCAAAGTGATACGGGTACAACTTCAAAGTGCGACGGGGGTGCTACTTCAAAGTATGACCCCGTGCCACTTCAAAGTAGCAACAAAGATTCATCTATCAGTGACCCGTCTATCATCAATCCATCTATCAAATGCGATAAGCCCTCGCGGAAGAAGGAGACGCGCCACAAGTACGGAGAGTACGATAATGTCCTCCTCAGTGATACAGACATGCAGAAGCTGCAAGCCGAGTTCCCGAACGACTGGGAAGAGAAAATCGAGAACTTAAGCAGCTACATGGAGTCGCATGGGAAGACCTACAAGAACCATCTGGCCACGATACGCAATTGGGCACGGAAGGACGCGCAGAGGCCTTCTCAGCAGCCCAGAAGGAAACAGGCCCCAGATCATGACTGGTCCAAGCTCGACAGCATCCAGCCGGTCAAGGTCTTACATGAGGGAGAGTGGTGATTAAAATTGGCAGTTGAAAACCTACAGCGCAAATGTGAGGCAATCGCTGATCATTTGCCGGAACTTTTTAAACATGGGCTTGGCAGGCAGGCAAACGAGCAAGACTACCTGCCTATCCCTGGATTTACAGGCACGGTGGATGTGGAGCAGATCGCCTATGCCTACGACTCCATCCTCGCCAGCGCCGAAGACGACAGGGACATGGAGGCCGTCCCGAGCTGGTATAGAGATGTCGTGTCACCGCAGACCCTCACCGACGCGTCGGAGATAGCCGCAAGATGGCACGATGCTCTCACCCGCTGCGAGCGCGCAGCAGACGCCGCGCCGACTGATACGTACCGTGACCAGCTGCGACACGGGCGGGGGCTTATGCTTTGCGGCCCTGTGGGGACCGGTAAGACCACGCTCGCGGCATCCATCGTCAAGGATTGGCTGGCATCAGGGACAAAGCGGACCGCGCAGTTCTGGCCCACGACTGACCTCATGGACGCACTCCGCTCTGAAGCAATGTCAGATACGGGCGATGGCACCCGCTACGGCTGCACGTCATGCGGCCTACTCGTGCTCGACGACCTCGGGAAGGAGCGCATCACGGACTTCTCGATGGAGGCGCTCTTCGGGATCATTGATACCAGATACCAGGCAAAGCTGCCAATAATAGTAACGACGCAATTCCGTGGCAGGGATCTTGCAGCACGGCTTTCACGCGGAGGAGACGCGGATACGGCGGACGCTATCATCTCACGACTCGCTGAGATCTGTGACCAAGTCAACATCACTGGGCATGACAGGAGATTCAAGCTGGTATGAGGCACAAAGTGAACTACAAATATGTCGGCAAAGTTTTTCAGATTTTCCCTTGCAATGGCATCATATAGGTGTATACTAGTATCAGCAAGTGAGGGAGAGGGAGAAAGGACCCCGAAATGATGAACCTCAACGACTTCCAGAACGCAATCAACGACTACCTGACCAACTGCGACCAGAACCCCGAGGATTGGGACGTTTGGGAAGCAGCAAAGGAGCTGCGCGACGCCCACGATGTCGATAGCATAGACGAAATCGACTCCGACGAGTTCATTGAGACTCTTAAGAAGTACGAGTTCTAGATGGCACCAAGGCGCAGCCCACGCGCCAAAACGTGGGCACCATTCGCAACAGCCCTGAAGGAGTTAATCAGCGTGGCAAACAACGACTAAAGGGGGGGGTATGGATATGGCAACGGAGGCACAGCGCAAGGCACAGCGGCGCTACGACGCAAGGAACACTAGGCAGGTTCATATAAAGCTCAACCTGCGCACCGACAAGGACGTGCTCGAAAGGCTGGACGAGGTGCAGAGCAAGCAGGGGTACATCAAGCGGCTCATACGCGAT